AACGCCGTTACGTGTGGTGAACTCTCCCTCCGTCCAATCGCCCAAGGTCATCTGCTCCCCAAAGTCGGCAATAATGCGCTTGTTGTACTGGAGCTCAGCTTGAATGTCGCCCAACAGTCGGTTGGCACTATCCTCAGACTTACCAACAATCACCATGAAGTTGATCAGCCGTTTGGGCTGGAATATCAACCAAAGCGGCATGAAGATGTCGAAATGCGTGGACTTGGCGTGACCGCGTGGCCATTTGAACACGGCCTTGAGATTGGGCGTGTTCTTAACCTTCTGCGCTGCCTGGTTATGGAACGGGGCATTGTGGATAATGCGGACGGGCTCACCCGTCACCTTATCGCGCAGTGTGAGGAAATGGGGGAAATAGTACTCACAGAAAGCGGCATAGTCTTTCTGGAGCCTGCGAATACGCTGCTCCTTCTGCGTCTGGCTTTCACGTGTGAGCTGTGAAGTCTCTGTAAGCGACTGTATTTGCTTACAGTGTTCCTGCCATTGCTCAAGTGCCTGTTTCCTTTCCGCTGCTGTCATGGGGCAGTGAGTTTAGAGTTCGGCACTTGGGGCCATCTTTTCCATGAGGAACTGGTTCTGGTACTTGTTGATGGCCTTGATGAGTTCGGGGGTGATTTCCGGGTCAAACTCAGCATTGTACTGGAGCCATTTGTTGAACGCCATGAATACCTCGATGGCATCTACCACGTTGGCCTTCTTATCAAGTTTCTCGACTACGGCACTCAGCTTAGACAGCTTATCGGCCAGTGAGCCAATCAGTGTCGAGTCGTTGGACTTGTTGACGTTCTCAATGAGTTGGTCAATAGTAAGCAGCAGTTTGTTCACCAGGTCCGGGCGTGTGATGTTCTTGGCGGCGCGTGCCTCCTTCCATCCTTCCTTCGTACACCAGTTCGATATGGTAACGCGTGATACGCCCAACCGTTCTGCAATTTCCTGTTGCTCCATGCCGGACATATACAGTGAACGTCCGAGCTGTTTCTTGTTTTCA